CTCGTATGGCTAAGCGGCGCCTGGAGAACGACATTCTCCGTCGAGTTTTGCCGAGCATAGAGGAATCGGAGGCTGCGAACGTGGGCCCTTGGTCCATGTACCTCCCATTCAGTCAGGATGGACCCGACAAAGTGGAAACACTGTGGAGACCAAAGACGCCGGCTCCTCAGTTCCAGCCTGGTGCCTGGGCTAAAGCTTTGGCTTTTACCTCAGGCCTACTTCCGCGCCAATCGATCGGGGTGTTGTCCCTTGAAGATGCCATCCACGGGGTGCCGTCTACGACGGATGAAATGGATGAGCCATCAGGAATGGACACCAATACGAACTCTGGAACTCCTTTCGTAATCAGCCCTTGGTATCCAGGAACCAAGTACGTTGGTGAGAAAGGCCAGGAAATCCTCGAGGCGTATCAATGGTACGTCGACGCGGCTAAGTATTGGTTAGATGAGTGGAGGAACGGGTCAGAAGATGTTCCGGTACTGACCGCCATCGTAGGAATGCGACTAGTGCAGAAAGGCCCTAAGCCCTATTCCCTCAAATCAAAACGAGTGGTTGAGGCCTTCTCCAAGCACGAAGCCTTTATGTGGAAGATATTCTCTCCTACCACGATGGAGGGTATGATGAGGTATATCAACCCAGGCGGCGTGCAGTTAATGTGCGGGTGGACCAATCTAAGCAACATCGACCTGCAGATGCAGACGATGCTGAGGCATGCCGAGAAGAATGGACGCGTAGTACTCTCCGGAGACGTATCCAACTTCGATGCCACCTTACCACCGCAGTGCATTATGGATGTGGGAGCAGTCGTAGCCGGGTGGGTTCGCGGACACGAGCGCGTCGTTCTGAATCTGGTTGATCAGATGGTGAATAAGACTCAACTTCTGACACCCACCAAGATATGGAAAGCCGGTTCCAGTTCGCTCAAGTCGGGTTCAGGTGGTACTAACCTGCTTGGGAGTCTGACGAATTTAACCATACTTCGGTATGGTGTGGAGCTTGGCCTGTACAACATAGATAATGTCTGTGTTCTTGGTGACGATTTCGTGATCG